GTATTTCATCGATCTGCCTTACCCAATTGAACCAGAACCTTGTTTAATACGGCGTTATTGGCCTCGAGGGCGGTTTTGATGGTCTCGTTGAAACTTTTTCTATCTTCTTTTCGGTCTTTCAAAAACAGCCAAACGACGATGATGACAGCACCGGCAGATCCAAACTGCATCAGTTCCATGATTTCAGCCGTCATCTAACTTTTTCTCTATCTGTTTCCGTAATTTTGCTGATTTTTTCAACGCCTTGGTTACGCCATCCGTATCTACTTCGGCCAATCTCATCATCACGATACAGAATACAATTATCGCCAGTACCAGCCCCCAATTATCCCTTAGAAACCACAAAACTTCCATGTGCGTACCATCCTATTAACGGCAGCTGCGAGACGTATAGAACATTTCGAACGGCGAGATAATACCAAACTTCCTCACGCACCGAAAAAATGAATAGGAACGGCGCAATACTGTGCCAGATTATCTGAAGGATGGTGATGGCGCAGAGAAAGCCCCATAAACTGAGGCGGTCTGTATACCAGTAGCGGTAAACGACGAAGAGAAACACCATGTCGATAATGACGTTGGCGATCGTGTTGGTGGGATCTACGCGGTTCGAAGCTATCCAAGCCGCGGCAACAAACAGAATCGCTAGTATGGTGGTGCCATCGCCCTTACGGACAACGTAGACTATCGTGATAATGGTCAGGGCAGCGTAGACGTGCTCCCAGTTCACTTCCCGGTTCCGCCTCCACCCTCTGGCACTACTTCCGGCCATTCAGGGAAACTTCTGCGCAGATCCGTCAGTTCTTTATGAACAGCTTTCCCGGCTCGTTTTGCGGATTCGTCCTCGCTTGCTTCGATAACAGCGAGCCCGCGCTTAACCGTTTTTTCCATTTCCTCGAGCTCTGGAATAGTCATTGTGGTTTCAGTCATGTTTTATCCTCATGTTTCTATCAGAATAGATCCTTCGTAGCCCCATCGCTTGGTGACTCGGCTATCCCAAATCCTGCAATCCTCGTCAAATATGGCGTCCAGTAAGGCTTTCTCTAGGTTGTCTTTATCTGGCCTTTGTTGGTGGGGCATGGAGCACATAACCGCTTTTTTCTTCTTGCTCCACGATTTGGGCATAGGCAAGTAAAATGTGATGTGAGAACCTGACTCCGGTACCGCTACTTTCCTTAGCAAGCATTCTTGCTTAAACGCATCATACCGTGCCACCCCTGGCCTGCGAGGATATTTCGTCGTCGACCGCATTGCATCACGGCGCGTCATGCGCGGTTTGGGTACCGGGGTTATTGGGTAATCGATTTGGCTTCGTTCAACGTGCTGCATACTTTGAGCAATTTACCTTTTTCGAATAACGAGTACTTGTGTTTTTCTTCATGGCTGTAGCGAAACTTTGCGATAGTGAAGCCGCCGCTTTGGAGGTAGTACTTGCCTTTACGCTGCCAGAGCACGGGGCTTTTCTAGGATATGGCGGCGAATAGGAATCCCGTGATAGCTGCAATCTTCTGCAAGCGGCGCAGATTTAATCCACTCATCGCACGTCATATCATCGGGCCTTGCTTTCGTTTCCCGCCGATAACGCCCTCGAACAGATACAGTCAGCCGCTCACACTGATAACCGTACAGCGTGATTGTGTTCGGTTTTACGGCAGCGTCCAGATATTCATCAATCAAAACCAGAACTGTTTCGCCTGGCTTTTTTATGTCCATTTCGGATAGTTCAATCATGCTCTACTCTCATTGATGTGCTGCGAGAATGGCATTACTCTGATTAACGATCAGATCCTGCCTAGCCTCAATTCTTGCGTCTGTGGTTGAGAATTTAAGGTCCATGGCGGTGATCACAAGTGGCCCCATCGTTGGCGGGATTTTATCTGGCTTACATTTGAGCAACCAATGCCGTATCTAGCCGCAATTTGTTTTTGGCTTCCGGTGGCGACGCGTATCTCAAGAACTTGCTTCTCTGTCAGTTTTGCAGTTCCGCGCGGATGACTTTCACCAGCCAAGTACCGTGCACGTCCTTTCTTGATCATGTCCGTCATATTGTCGGTTTGGGTCCCGGCAAAAAGGTGGCCTGGATTCACACAACACGGCGTATCACAGGTATGTAGCACGCAAAGATTGTCGGGGATTGGTCCTTTGAAAAGTTCGTAGGCAGCACGATGGGCCCTAACAGTTTTCCCGCCTATATTGATATGGCCGTAACCATTAGGGCCACCGCTCGCAGTCCATAGGAAACACCCTGAATTCGGCTCCGGTACAAATTTTTCTTCGAATCTTTCCAGCAGGGTTCTCATTTCAGAATCGCGAGAATCGCGTTACCCTGATCTTTTACTGCCGTGAGCGTACCCGTTACACCCGCCAACTCAACTTTCACTTCAACCACCTCGGCGCGCAGACCTTTGATCTCAATCTTCAACTCAGTTACTTCACCCTTCAGTTCAGTAATTGCTGGGATATCGCCCATCTCTGCCTCTACGCCCTTAGAGAAGGTAGACCAGAGTATTGCTCCAGTGCCAAGTACAGCCGCTGTTGCCACCGCAATTAGCAACACTTTAACTGTCTCACTCATTTGACGTATTCCACGTCTGCCAATTTTCGTCTGATCTCAGAAAGCGGGTCGACCCTGGAAGCCGTGACAGCGTATTGCCGCGACTCCTGGGCTTCTGCTTGGGTTTGCCGCAAATCGTCTCTTACGTCGCTCAGCGCGGCCTCTATCTCTTCTCTAAGCGACGTATCGTCATAGGTGCTGGGTCGTATGGACCTATCATTTTCGTCATCACCTCCTTCATCGTCTGGTTGGTTATGTTCGAGGCATGTTTCGAAGTCGCCAAAAGCCTCTGTTACTGACGGCTCACGGCAAAAAAGGTATAATTTGTGGGTGTCTGGGGCTAGGCGGATTAGTTCTCTACGAACGCAGCCTTCATCGATTTTGCCTCGGCCCACTGATAACCCAAAACCGGGGACCACGGCACTACCAGACTGTCCTCGGAAACAGGGAACTGTAGGGTAGACGGTGGGGGCGTCAGGATTTGGCGTGTTGCGGTGGGGGCGTTTGTTGCTGATAGAGATATCCCCTCCCTCTGAAGAAGAGTTTCCGCCAGTCGCGTTGGCATCACCACCTGTCTGATTTTGTTCTTGCTTCTGAACTTGGCTTTGAGTTTGCTCAATAACGTTAACATCATCAGGCGGAACCTCGGTGTTAGCGAATGCCACGATAGGCGCGAATAGTGCTAAAATGATGGCTAGGTTTTTCATTGCTTATTGTACCATGGGCGGTTGAATGGTTTTGCCTGCCAACGATTCCAGAACTGCCCATGCTATGCGGGGTATTTCAGCCTTTCCGTTTTCCCATTTGCTCACGATGAAAGGCGTGTACCCAATATAATCAGCAAAATCTTTGGCTAACCGAAACTGAATAATTCTATGTTCTTTGAATATTCTACCTTCATCTCTCAACCTTTGGGTTTTATCGTTAGAAACTGACAGCCCCATATCTATTCATCCCCTGTGCTGGGTGGGGTGCGGCGGTCCAGAAGTGCTTTCAGTTCCTGGAATGAATCGTTAGTCAACATGAAATCCTGATTTGGGTAACCCGGTCGGCGAACGATAAGAGTTACTTCATTTGGGCGCTTGAACATCTCTGATATACGAGCCATGTACTCTGCGCACTGTTCTCCCGTTTGCTGTAAACTCACCGCTCACCTCCATCGAATGACTGCATCTCTGTTTTGTTTTTTAGAGCTTTGTACGCTTTATCTGCCCACACTACGGCGTCATGTACCGACCAACCTTCTTCATATTCCTGCACTAGACCCTTAACTCTCAGCAGCTCGGAGTCATCTGGGTCTAGATATTCAAGAAGCCGGCCAATCATTTCCAGTTCGTCATCTTTCTTTGTTTGAGCCAGAAGCTCCAAGGCCTCACAAAGCGTGCGCAACTCCCGCTCATCTATCATGATTTCGAGCATCTAATACCCCCTGAATGCTGCTAATTTGCCTGTTAAATTCACCTAGCAACGTCTTGTGGGCTATAATAGCTTTTTGCTTTGCCTGCTCAAGGTGGCGCATTTGTACTTCCATCATGAAAGGCTGGAGCCGTTCGCGTTCCTCAAAAGGCAGGTCGTTCCATAAATGGCTGTACTCACTCATATCTATTCCTTGTGTTCCTCGTCACCCATATCTATACCTGTAGTAGCAGGATCAGCACGGAACCAACCGCACTTGTAGCAGGCAATCTCAAATTTATGCTCGTAGTTGCAATCGTGTTGTGCTCGTAGACGTTCGTTCTCTGCCTGTAGTTCGGCAACTTGGTCAGAAACCGCGCTGTGGTATTTGCACGACTCAACAAGTTCATATTGCTCATTGAACACACAACAGCAGTGATCCATTGCCAATCGTTGATTCTCATCTCGAAGGGCTGTGAGGGCTTCAGCGCATTCTCGGACTTTCTGTGTGGCCGTGGGATATACGTTGCGGTTGCTCTGATAGAAACCCATTCCCCACGTTATCAGCGCATCTATGTCTGGTGATTCCGTTGCGGGCTGTGCCATTATCTTTGCCATCCGATTTATTGCATTGGTTCTGTCTGTCATGCCGCTAACCTCGCTAGTGTTTTTAACCTGGCTTTGGCCCTTGCCTTTTCAACAGGCACATTTGTCGAGTCCAGGATTTTGAAAATACGATTTGCCTCCTTCGTGTTGTTTCTGGCGTTTGCTCTGGCGAGCATTCGACAAAGCATAGCAACCCGGGGCGAATGGAGATCAGTCATGGTGCGCTCCATTGCTTGCTCGATTAGGGCTGGGCCGGCTACGAAGAACTCTGTCTCGGTACAGTCTAGGCAATAGGGGGTTGTTGGGGTTCTCATTGGTTTGCCAAAATGAAATTCAAAAAGGCTTCGTCGTAAATTCGTCGCGCTCGGTCGTAATCCCACCGAAGCCGGTCACACTCTGATTGGTATGGTGCGCGAGTAGACACAAACGCTTCGTTGATGAGTTGCCGCCACGCCTCTCGTACATCAAAAAACAGTCGGTCTAATTCGTTCATTGGTCACCTATGATGGCTAGGAGGTCGCGTAAAGTGTCGTGTGCAAACTCTGCCGTTAATGGCACGCCTACATCGTTTTCGATCTCGCAGCGCATTTGCTCTATCATCTCGTCGGGTATCTGATAATAGGGGATAGCTTCTGACGACGCCGGAGATGCCGATCGATTCAATGCCCACCAACCGCCAGTGTCCGTGCGTTTCCAGGCCCATATTTTGTTCATTGGTTAATCCACTTCTTAAGTGATTCTGGAACCGGTTCATCGTATTTTATTAGGTTGGCGACTAGCTTGCGGTTAGCCTCGTCTGAGGTTTCAGTTTCCGATTGATGGGCGTGCTGCGTTTTGGTTCGCTTGTAGCCCTCATTCCATAGTCGCTGGTGGAAGTACTTTTGAAGCCCCGGTGGTCCAAATCGACTGCCTTTCTGCCAGGATGCGCAATGAGCAGTCTTGTCGATAATGTCGAGTTTGATGGCATCGATATCCTCACGGGTGAACTCAAGCAATTTCATAGCGATTCTGAACTTGTCCGCGGCAAGCCGGGTTACTGTTCGCCCCACCGGCCACTTGGGGTAGACGTCTTTCAGCTCGACGAACCAGGGGTGTTGGTCTTCTTGTAGTGCCATTAGACAGGGTGCCCCTGAATGCCCATACTTCCCGGCAGATGCTCCATGTTGATCGATGTTGGATCGTCTGGATGGCCTGCTGTGAGATAACGCAGAAACGTCTCAGCACAACGATTGCGCCACAGGTGGTCTTCTTCCCCCGTCATTTCGCAGGTGTCGTAGATTGCCATTGAGATATTAGCAACCCAACTGGCCCGGTATTCGTCATCGGTTAACAATGCATCTTGAATAGTTTTAATCGCATCTGCTATATCGGTCATATCTTTATCCTTCGGTATAGGTGTCAGTTAGACTCATGAATGTGACTGCTCCTCGCCGATGTAGTCCTTCATTTCGGCGTTTTCTTTCTGAAGTTCAGCTATTTGGGCTCTGAGTTTGCCTTCTTCGAGCTCAGCAAAAAAATTCCTTTGGCCGCGCACCTCTTTGATATGGGTTTGCAGGCTCATCGGCAACATCTCTATTTCTTTGTCCCAAGCCAGCAACTTGTCGTCAGCCCAAGCGGCGAAACAGTAAATGCAGATGTGGTCGTTTTGGTAATACGGGTGAACAGCCTCTACCCAGATCTCTTTCGGAACAGCGAAGTCGATTGGCGAAACCCGATGGCAGGCCCCACATATCTGACGACATGGGATTTTCTTTGTGGTGTCACTGGGAGTTAGATTCATCGTCCTCTGCCATTTCCATTGATAATTTGTTAGCGGCAAACTGAAGCATTCCGATGTGTTGCAAATACCGCCCATCGCTCCACCCCATTCAATCGTGGTTTTTGTCTACGACAACAAGTATAATATCGTCGTAACTATCTACCTCACTCATTGCATCTGCCAACACCATTTTGGGGGTGCGTTTACCGTTGAAATCGGCGCTAGTTATGTTGCTGCTCATGCGACTGGGTTGTGTCCGTAGGGGCGCGGTGGCTTACCGGGAGGCACAAGTTTCGTTATGTACTTGATATAATCCTCGGCGCGGCGGAGTCTGGCTTCCAGTATGACTACTTCTTTGTGAGCAGCATCGGCCTCAAGATCCTTTTCGAACCAACGGTCGGCGACTGTACGCAATATTTTCAGTTCCCTGGCGGCGCTGTTGAGCAACGATTGCTCTTTTGTGAGTGACGCACCCCAGAGCGGAAGGATTGCCTCGATCTCAAGCACCAACATTCGATCCGGCGTGGTGGTGTCGTCACTCATTTCTTAATCCTCTTTATCAGCCATAGTTCTATATGATTTCGTTTTTTGCTCGTCGTTTCTCGTCTCTTTCTGAAGGACTTCTCCCGGGTGTATATTCGCTACGCCACCCCATTTTCCCTCCTGCTACCATATATTTCTTGACTATCGGTTTTACTTTCGGCCAATAGAACCACTCGTCTCTGTGGTGACAACCACGCTTCTTAAACAATTGATGTAGGCTCGACTCAAGATCTCTAGCCTTTGCTTCGTTCCTACACCGAAACCTATATTTGACCTGCATTTCTTGTGCCGATCCGGTTTGCATTGCGGCTAGACGTTTTTCAATGTCCTTAGCGTATCCAATTTTTACGAATTTGCCGCCCTTAGTGATGATGAAGTAAACCCAATGCTGCATATCTTCCTGCTCTCTTTCTTTACATCTGACCGATAGGTGAGAGGGAGGCAATAACCCCCTTTCCCCCTTGGTACTAAAAGTAACAAAACGGGTAAAGAGGGCGGATGCTTTGACCGACCGGAGCCGAGTACAGGCATATTCGGTATGCTGATTAACGTCCCCAATACCGCTGCCACCCTAGGACGGATGCCATTTACGGAAAAGGGATTTACATTTGTGGAAAGCGTGTATAATCGCTTCATCGTAATGTGGCGTTGCGTAGCATGTACCCATCAGGTTTCATGCGCAAGTCCCCTTCGGGATTGTTCTTCTGGGAACACATCAGAGCTCGGCTTCGGTCGGGCTTTTTTGTTCATTAACCAAAGCGTTAACATGATATGGCACGAAGGTCTGAACAACTTGGTCACCCGCTGAATGATACGAGGAATACAACCAACCACCCGGAACCCGCGTGATGATGTGGTTAGTGCATGTGCTGCTGACAAACTCATGAAGCCGAAGCTTGTATATGTTGCCATCGTATTTTCTCTTTGCGGTCATGATCTAGGCTGGAAATTGTGATAGGCATCGACCCAGTTTTCAAAGCCACGTTCTCTCGCTTGATCTTCGAGAAATTCGTATAATGCTTGCTGACCTTCTACATCCTCATCCAACGGCCAAGGATCAGATACCATGAACAAACTCAATAAAACTCTAAAGCCCCGATCACTCATATCAGCTATCCTTCTTCATCAGCCAGCACAACCAAAGTGTGAGCCATAAATACCAGCCTTTCGTTTGTCATGGCCCCACCGATAAAACGCACTATCTCCCCATCGGCAGTTCGACCGACTATGGCAATACTTTCTAAGTCTCTTTTGTCATTCATCATGGAAAGCAGGGCTTGGTTTACGGTATAATCAGACTTCATTCTTTGTCTCTCCACTTACGACGCGCTTTGACGACCCTGATTGCGTCTACGGCTTCTTTTTTGCTGAACGAATCCGGTGGACGCGGCGGATCTTGCACGCGTACTTTAGCCTTACTCATCTAGCTATCCTTCTGGGTGGCCGCTGTCGTTTGTGATAAAATGGCTTCAGCATCTGGGGGCTGCGTCGGGTCAAGTTCGTCTTTGAGCATTTGGATTTCATCCATCGCATTCCACAGAACCTCGTGCAGCATCCCGGCATCAATGCGGATAGTTTCACAGCCATCTGGTGAGCAATACTGCTCTACCCAATTAACCCACGCCTCCAATCTACTCATTTTCTATGTGCACAGCGGGCAAGGCTTGTTTTGCGTCGGCGCCTCACAACCTCTGTGGTGACACTTTGAGCCCTCATAGCCATACTCTTCATCGCCCTCGGTTGCGAGCCGGTAACACATAGCCGCCGTCTGGATTAGTTCGTCATAAACATTCTGTGGAGATTCGCCCGATTCTTTAATCTTGAGCAAGGCCTTTGCAACTTCACCGAACTCTTCAGCCAGCGCACCAAACAACCTCTCGCCACCAGGGAACTTCATCTCAGCGCGGTTAACCTCTTCAACCACCCGGTCGAAAAACTGGAAACGCTGGTTGGGATATTCGTACCATTTGTTCATTTCTCACCTCTTACCTAGAGAAGCCGCTACCGGGGCGGGAGGTCTCTGGGGGGAGAGTTAAACCCCGGCAGCAACTTCGGTCGTTCAAAATATGTCCGGTCGAATCGTTTTCGGTAAAAGCCCGGTCAACTCAGCAACCTGCTTTACTCGAGTGCCAGGGACTTTTTTCCAGTCTCCGATTGCTTGATGTGTTATTCCCAACTCTCTAGCGAGGGCTACTGGGCCTCCGGCCTTTGCGATAATTTTTTGTATTTCCATGATTGCATTATCCACACCTGAAATAGAATAGCAAGAACTACTTGCGCAGGTTGTGCCTGTTTGGTAGAGTGGTGTCATTGATTAGGACGAAGGCGAAATGAAAACAACCGTTAAAGAGATTCGCGCGATGCTGGAAACGTTGCCAGACAATATGCCGGTCGAGTTCTCGCCTATCTCAATGGCCTGGATGGGAACTAGCGGGTCGATGCGATTTGACGATATGCATTTTTTCAATGAAGACGGCCAAGTTGCGCTCCCGTCAGAAAAGGATGTTCACCTAGAAGTATTTCTAACCGAGGACGAACGCGAGCATGTATAGCTTTAACGAACTAGCCGGGAGATAGAGATGTATCCAGTAGGGACTAAGTGTGTGATTACGTGGAAGCCGCCTGAGATGGCTTGTGAACTTGAGGGCGAGCATTTTATAGGCAAGGTTGTGACGGTGGATTCGTGGACAAGATCTCTACAGGACAGTTGCTCAAACCCGGGGGAGTTTTTGAGATATGGGCTTTTGCCGGAATCTGAATTTCAGGGCACGGGACCGGATGCTTGCTGGCCCGTTGAGTGGATGCTCCCCTTAGACCCTGACGAAACATCCCTATACACCGAAAAGGAAGTGGTACATGAATAAATACAGAATCACTGGTGTCTGCGAACTGCCTTTCACCAATCAGATGTGGTTCAGCCTCAATGTCGAGGCTGAGGACGAAGAGGCTGCCCACGAACTGGCCTACCACGTTGTATCAGGGATGGGGGCCGTAACAGTGGATAAGATAGATAGCGACAACGATACAATCGGTTCTCTGGCGGCTGAGATACTGGAGCTTACGACGTGACTGACAACAAGAAAGCGGTCGTAGATGGTATTGTCCCGATTCATGGCAGGGATTACCAGACGGTTGCGTTGCGTATCAAACAAATGCGCGCCGATCATGGGGAACAATGGGCGATCGACACACAACTTTTACAAGCTGACGATGAAACCGTTCGGTTCAAGTGCGTCATTCGTGACCGTGACCGCATTATATCAACCGGTCATGCCGAAGAAAAGAAAGCCGCATCGAAAATCAACGCATCTTCCATGCTGGAGAACTGCGAAACGTCAGCCATAGGTCGCGCTCTAGCCAGTGCCGGTTATCTTGGTGTCGATGTAGCGACAGCCGATGAAATGCAAAGTCACCGTGAAGATGAGATTGTTCTGTATTTCATTCGCTACTTGGACAAGATAAGAGAACACTGGCACATGCTGGACACATTCAAGGTGAAGGCCGACGAAGCGGACAACGTCAACCAGTTACAGACTGCCACAGACGCACTTCAGCGGATGATAGGTAAAGAAGATTTCCGCATCCTTTGGCGGGCACCAACGAAAGGCTCAGTATTTACCACCGAGGAACGGGACTGGGCGGGTGCCACAAAACCGCAAGGCGATTCAGAAACTGTAGACCATGCGAAAATGGAGTAGTTTTTATTTGTTCTGGGCAGGCTTATACCTGCTCGGTGCACTAGCTACATTTTGTTGAGAAAAAATCATGAAAACCACAAAACAAATACTGCAAGAAGCCTATGACCTTATAGGAGATAAGAAACGGTGGACGCAGAATGCCTACGCTAAAGATGAATATGGAACTACTGTAGACGCGCGCAGTGAGCAAGCTGTTTGTTGGTGTGCTGGAGGTGCCATTACTAAAGCGGGGGATGATTTCGGGAACAAGGCCTTTTATTTCTTGCAAGGATTTTGTTCAGACCGATACAACATGGGCATTGCCTATGTAAACGACCAACTAGGTTACGCCGCTATCCGCCGTATGTTCCGTAAAGCGATTAAAGCTGCATGAAGATACGCCTCGGCACTCGTGACGCAGACGATATCCTACGGCACCTAGAGGAAAAGGCGGGTAATTGGGTTGCGAAACACTTGCCGTTGAATAGTCCTCTAGGTGTTGATTTCGTAGTTAAGAAGGTCAAGCCAGAGCATACGGATTTTCAAAGGGGATATTATTGGAAAGGCATCAATCTATGGGGCGATCACGTTGGTTATTCAGCGAAAGAATCAGAGCAATGGATTCATTACGATATCGTTTGCTGCGAGACTTTCGGCGTTCTAAAAACTATTCGCCACCGCGGCCAGATTCGACAGATCCCAAAAATGACCAGCGCCAAACTCACCAGAGAAGATTATAGCAAACTGATCGACACAATGCTGCGTCTCGCTGCTGAGGACGGGGTTGTGATACCGGAGCCAGAATGAGTGAAAATGCCCACGTACTCAAAGAAATCGAACGCTACCGAATCGCGCTAACCATCATCGCACGCACGGGCTGTGAGCACTGGACGGAAGGTTCGTGTAAGGATCACGAAAACTTGATAAGAACAGCGAGGTATACCGGCGATCAATGGTGCTTCCCGTGTGTTGCTGAAGAGGCGCTGGAGTCAGAGAATGAGAAGTGAATTTTCAGTTGCGCTGGCCGCTGCGGTATTCAAATCAGAAGCAACGCAGTCATCAATTGCACGAGAGTTAGAAGTATCTACCGCTTACTTGTCTGATATGAAATTGGGCAACCGTCATCCAACACCGAGGTTTGTAAATAAGTTATGCGTCTGGCTCGGTTGTGGCCTCAGAGACAAAACCCAATGGCACGTGTTAGGGGCCAGAACTCGAGGTTGGGAAGTTCTGTGAGCAAACTACGCAAATCAGCCCGCGGTCAACAGTGTCACCTCCGTTTACCGGGAATTTGTAATGGTGATCCTGAGACAACGGTGTTGTGCCATATCAGGCGCGGCGGCGTTGCAGGCATGGGTCAGAAACCGCCAGATTGTTGCGGGGTGTTCGGTTGTAGTAGCTGCCATGACGCGATCGATCGCCGGGTTAGCTCACCACACTATTCAACATCAACTCTGGACGGATACATTCTGGAAGGCCACCTACGCACTTTGGCATGGTGGGACAAAAACGGGTATTTGAAATGAACGATTTGAACCAGCGACGACTCGATCGACTCAATCGAGAATATGAAACTGACCCAGAGTACAGGGGGCCGGTGTTCAGCAACTGGCGAATATTCTGGATGACTGTCTTATGTGGTATCGGTGTGGCTATGGTTGCGTACGGGCTGCTTTGAGCTTTTTCTTGTGCTTCCTGTATGGCCTCCACCCACCCATTCGAACGGCGCTGTACATTGTGTTTCTGGCCCAGGGCTTGACCTCCAGAAAAACCATTAACTCGAGGAATATTTGATCGCACACCTTGCGCTTGAATTTGTTGAATTTATATAGATCGTCATGAGTGAGAGCTGCGATACTGTATTTCCCCATCGGCGGGAAGATGGCCCATAGAATCCGTGGTGTGCTGGCAAAGTCGGACACAAACCCAACATCTACCTCGCCGCTTTCTCCACAGGCTTCCCAGGCTACCTTGCGTTCATTTACCCACGGCCCTGTGCCGGTAATGGTTGGCTCTGTAGGTGTTACGCTAGTCATCCAGTCCCTCCCGGGTGAGCGGCCAATACGTGAACGTTGTAAGTTACAGACGAACCCAATCTATTCTCGATATAGATTTTCTTGTCCGTGTGCGCGGAAACGGTTTGATTGGTATCTACCCCGTCTGTACCAGTCAATGCGCCAGTGGTCACATCGAAATTAGTGCTGTTCAAAGCGGTCATGGTCGCCCCGCCAGACTTGGCACTGTAAAACCCATGAAGGAAATTTGCGCCTGTCCCCTGCCAGATAAAAACAAGCCCAGCAGATCCGTTAGCTCCGTTGTCTCGTGGGGTAAATGAAAAGGCGGCATCATCCGCAATCTCTATTGGAAATGCGGTTCCGGGCAGTGGTGGGATGTCGGCCCAATCTACGTTGTCGCCAGTAATGCTTTCAAACGTACAGTCAGGGAAAATAAATACGCCGGTTCCCTCGGCATTACCAGAAAAATCTACAGTGGAGTTAACGCCAAGCCCGGTAATGTTTTTGAATTTGGTGGCGTTCACTCTTAGCACAAAGAGGTCGGCTTCAATAAATATGCCGTCGTTGTCGATGTTTCTGACCGTGGCCCCAACCATGTTAATTTCTGTTGTTGTTGCGCTGGCTGCTTGGACATGGATTCCATGTTTTAACACCGAAAGGCGCGTACCGAGGATGTCAAGTTCACCAAAGTTAGCGTCGTTTATTTCAATGCCCGTCGCGATTCTCGTACCTTCGACACTTTGTCCATCGATAAATGTGCCAGGGCCGAACCGAATGCCTGTATTTCCGTCTGCGAAAAGGCTTTGGTCTATCCTGACTAATGCCGTATCACAGTCGTTAATGTCAACAGCGTCCATATAGAAAGCAGCAACACCCCCCCCTATCAGAAGACCGATATTTTCACAGCTTATTCGTCCACCGCGCACGTTGATTAGCGCGCAATTCAGACTCGAGGCGCTGTCATTAACAATCATTCCATCGTTACCGGCGATAGACCAGATGTTGTCAAAGTTGGCGTTCTCTACAACGTCTAATTCGTACCCGTCCCATAACTTGTGAGTCGGTATATCGTCCTGGCGACCACAATGGACGTTGATCACGCTGAGATGTTTGACTTCCTGAAAATGAATGCCCGAGCCGCTGGTTTTCACCACGCTCGAAAGAACAGAGAAGTGTCTTATATCGAGACGGTCTAGCGTTGCAGCCGATCCATCAAAATGCAGAATATCTCCCGCCAAGAAGTTACCGACGATCTCGCTCTCAAAAAGACCTTGCCCTACGATGCCACCACCGTCCGTCGATTTAGTTAGCCCCGTACTGATCAAGCATTTTCCACCTGGCAATAAGACCATTTTCGCGGTATCTAAAGCCGCCTGAAGCGGTAAAACAACATCCTCTCCCAAGGTCCCTGCCAGAACATCTGCAAGTTGCGTTGCGGTCATGAAGTCGCCCGCTCTCACGGTTTCTCGCATCCAAGATTGGATAAGTCGATCTACTGCGCCGGTTTCGCCAGAGTTGTAGTTCAAACCGTTTGCATCGTTGTTAACTGTGATGGTGTCGACGACCCAATCTGCGTTAGCCGTCGTATTGGCATCCGCATCTGCTTCGTTTCTATATAGCGCGAGTTTGTATTTGGTATTGAAGTATGGGATGAAAACCGTGGTGTCGTCGGAATCGTTAGATAAAGGGTAGCCTTGAGTGTTGAGCTTGCATTTAGCCAACAAGGTTCCGGCGGTATCATCGGTCGCCATAGATAAAGGCGTAGTGGTTCCAGTTGTATAGCCCTTAAGAAAGTAACCCGCCGCGATCGTGTCACCGTCAACTTGAAACTGTGGGACGATGCCTGAAACAGGTTTATAGATAGCCGTCATCGTTCAGACACCACATGGATATAATCTATCTTGAGACGATTGGCAGCGGCCTCCCCGTTCTGGACCCCGAAGGATATCGCTAGTTCTTCGTCATCGGGAAGGTTCGTCGTGACCGAGGTTCCGACCAGAACATCGTCCACGTAATGCTGGAGAACCGTTCCACCATCGTAGATCAACGTAAAGATAATCATCGTAGCGTCTACCATCGTCGCGATGCTCGAGGTGACTGTCTGGGTGTCATCCTTTCTAACACGCAGACCAACCGTACCATCAGCGTCATTGTCATCGACAAAGAACATAACGCCATCACTGACAGAACCACCACCTAAGCCCGGGGTAGTGTCGGTAATGTGCAACCCGATGAACATAGAGGTCTGGTCCACGTCATCCATTGAGACCCGGCACTTGAACACAAACCTTTTACCGGAATTGAATTTCCAATGTTCACTAGCAGCGCCCCCGGAGTTACCGGCGAACTGCATAAAAGTGTTGTCATTATCAGCGTCATCACAAAGAAGCTGGAGCACGCCGCGCTCAGTCGCATCCACAATGGTTTCTGTTGCGCTGCCCGAACCGGCTTCGGTCGAAGTGACTACCCAGAAGTTAGCGTCGTAATCGAAGAAGTCGTTGAAATAGACTTGGAACTTCGTCGGGTCGGCGATCCCAATCTCATTCATGATCGAGACAGAAGGCGTACACCACCAGGATGCGCCGTCATAAACACACTTGAGCGAATCCCCGGATACAGGAATCCAATTAACCTCACCGTTGCCTGTCGTGTTTAAAGCCGAGCTCGTGAAGTCGAAAGTAGTAAATCCATCGTTGATAATGACGAGTAATTGTTGGCCTACGTGGGCGTCATCAAAATCAGTGATTGTGGTCGCAGAGGTATTGCCTGTGGTGAGAATACCTACCCCTAGAACAGTCGGAGTAGCGTCACCGTCTGAGGCCGTTACTGCGCCTACCGGATTGAATGGAGAGATCTTATCAACCACCCAATCGGCGTTGGCCGTCGTATTGTTGTCGGCGTCTGTCGCGTTCGTATAGAGGGCTAATTTATATTCCTGGTTGAAGTGCGGAATAAACACAGTTGTGTCATCAGACGGATTCGATAACGGGTAGCCTTGGGTATTCAGTTTGCATTTGGCTATGAGCGTTCCGCCGTCCACGTCCGTCGCCATGGACAGAGGTGTGGTGGTGCCCGTGGTGTAGCCTTTCAGGAAATAGCCGGCCGCGATCGTGTTTCCATCGACCTGATACTGTGGCACCGTGCCCGAAACTGGTGTATATGCTACTGCCATATGAGAACTTCTGTTAATGCAGCCATAATTTTAATTCTAACGATTATATACGGCGTAAACGTATTGCCTGCCATGTTAGCCACCGTTGCCGTCATTCTGAGTATCGAGGCTATTGGCTTCCGTCTCTTGCGTCGCTACCAGTGAGGCTATAAAAGCCGCATTAGCCACAATAGGATCTTTAGATATCTTCAACGCATTAATCGCTGAAGGTTTGAATTCTCGGCTCAAAAACAAACCTGCCAATTCCTGAGAATTGCGCTGATCTTTCGGCACATGCTCAAGATAGGCACGCATGATCGATTTGCTGTTTTTACCAGCCCTCACAAGCGCACTAGCCAGCTCTGCGTTATTTTGAGTCAGCACCTGTGCCAATTTCCTAAAACCTTGCCCGACGACAGGGACAGCTATAGCGCCAATTGGTCCGCCAATTTGGGCACCAGCCCCAATACCGACCATGGTTCCAAGAAAACTGGTCGCCTGCCGCTCATTGAATCCGAATTTCCCTAGAAGTTTAGCGACATTGGTCAACTTCCCGCCTTTGATAACTTGTTCCATCGCAGAGATTTCATCGGGAGTAAAACCACGACTTTTTTTGGCGCTGCTGACGATCTTCCTAAACTCTATACGGATGCCGTTTTCCAAGCCGCTCGCCGTATTCGCCGCGGCAGTAAGCGCATCTTCTATTTTTTCAGCCTTAAAGGCCCTGCTCGATAGGTCTCTGGCTTGTTTAATCGTCGAGCCAACCCTGGCCCCCGCTCTGCCTGTAATTGACCCAGGAGGAATGTTGTCTAAAAAATCATCAATCTGTTTGATAACACGAGACCCTATGGCCGCCTCGACCCGGTTATCTATGCTGCCAGCGGCTACTGAGGCAACCTTTCGTAAGGTGTCAATGTCGGTAACAGTCATCGGACTTTCGGTGTCTCGAGCAATTCTGTTGATCAGTGCCGTTGCTTTCGGGGTTAGATCGGGATCTAAGCCTTTTGCCTTGGCCTCCGTTGCGATTTTCTGAGATAACGCCTGAAGCGGTTTTTCATTGATAGTTACGCCAAGATCATCTACCTGCCTGTACAAATCCGAAGCCTTCGTTTTAAGCGTCTCGATCTCTGGCGCTGCTCGCTTAAGTAGCGTGCCGGCACCAATGCTATCAGTGAAGGCTTTAATGCTTTGCCCAGCCACAGGCCCTATGACGGCTCCAGCCAATCTACCCACCTGGGCGCCTGTCTCGCCGCCTACGGCCTCTCCGATATCCTCCCCGACCTCGCCACCTGCGCCAGCCAAAGCGCCTACAGCAACGTCCTGGGGCACTGAACCAGCCCCTAATTGTCGCCCTACCTGTGCAGCGGTCGATGTTGCTTCTGGGGCTATCGCTGTTGCCGCTCTGCGGGCCAACCCTCCAGCACCTACTGCTAGAGCGCCGGTTTCACCAGCGGCCCTTGCAACGTCTCTGCCGAGCCCTGGGTCCATGAATTCGCCCTGTGGTTCAGGAGATCTAGGCAACCGGAAGTCTGTACCCGTTTTCTCTAACATCTGGTTGACGGCATCAACACCGAAGAAATTGACGGTTTCCGCAACAGTTCTGTTAAAGCCGGCGGCTATTTCGGATAGCACAGAAGCTCCGGGGATCTGCTGAAAGGCTTCCTCTGCTTGCTGGAGAGCACCAGGGCCTTCCGGCGCTATCTCTGCCGTTGGGGCTATCTCTGGGGCGGGTTGTTCTGCAACCAAACCTCTCCGTTGCGCTTCGGCTCTAATCAGATCCTGTTGAGTTACCAGCCCTCTACGCAACGCTTCCTGTTGAATCTCGGCTTGTGATGCCATTACTGCAGGCTTTGGAGAAGTTCTTCATCAGACATTTCTGAAACAGACGTTGGATCTCTGCCCAACAATTTCACGTCTCGCGCCCTGATCTTCACAACGTTTGCTTTCCAATTGTTGTAATGCCTGACGACTTTCTCAAGGGCTCGCCGCATCTCTTTTTCCGGCAGCCCTTGTTTGAGACTCACTAATGCCGAAGTTAACAACGTTAGTTCCCTTTCCGACACTTGGCCTAATGCGCCACCAGTTTTCGAAGCGTTACGCATGTCCTGAAGTTCTTTGAAGCCGAGGTTAGCCTGAATTGTTTCTATCTTGGCGGCAAGGCTGAAGGCGTCTGTTCCTTCAATACCGGCAGCACGGGCCCCAACAAACCCTGTCGTCGTTGGCCCAACTAAATCTAACGCCGCGCCAACCTCTTCAATCACACCATCAATTTTTTCGATCTGAGTATCCGAGCCACGTATTCTTCCCTCTGCCCCTGCTAAATCTCTCGCCCTGGCCTCTGCCGCCGTTCTTGCCGTTGTCGTGGCCGCTGCAATTTCTGGATCAGTCTCTAAGCGGATATCTTGCGTTTCCTGGAATCCGCCGGTTGCTATGTCTTGTTTTTTCTGTGCTTCCCTGAGTCTGCGAGATTCTTTCTGGGATGGGGTCTCACCTCCTGTCCCAGTAGGCGTAAAACCAGGCACTTCAGCCACCCTTGCCCCACCCGGGGTCAGACTAGCAAACCCAAAACCCCCACCCTCGAGCTGCCCTATGACAGGCGAACCGATGGTTTTTTGAGGGAATAACGTTTGAGCCTGATCAACAATCTCACGGATTCTTTCATCGTCACCGAGCGGGAAAGTGTTGATCTCTTCGGGATCAATACCCGCATCAACGAGTGTAGGCGCGACCTGCTGTAAGAAGGCCCGCCGATCCTCGATATCCTCCATGCCTAATAGGGCCGTGCCGACTCTGCCTTGAAGCTGAATTCCCCGGAGCGCTTGTTCCTGCTCAGCTTCGGATATATCCAGTTCGCCCTGCCTTAGACCCTGTTCGCCTTGTGCAAGTGTTTGCTGTCCCTGGGTTTCTTTTTGCTGGAGGAGCCGGTCCAGAATAGGTGAGTTTCTAAGTTGTTGCGCTAAGTCTATTCCTCTCGTTAGACGCGAGACTATGTCCGGCTGCTCTAAAGCGAATTGTATCCGGGGGTCTGTCATTAGGGGATACGGAGCGTATTAGGGTTGGGGTTAGCTATCCCTACCTGTGGTGGTTGTTCTTCCTGTCTGCGTCTTTGAAACTCATCGATAATAGTAGGTAGAAAACCCGTCACGTTCCCAACGGTATTTCCAAAGATATTGGCCCGACCAATTTCTCCTGCAGCCTGAACGTCACCCACCCCACTTTGGAGGTTAGCCACGTTAGCGGCCTCTCCTGCGCGGATGTTGGCTATATTAGCCCCCGCCCTTTCAGCACCGCCGGCTAAGTCCCGCCCAGCCTGTTGAGTGATGTTCGCTTGACCGGTGCGCCCGCGCTCACCAAATCCCGCCGCCTGGAATAAGTTCTGTGTTTGAGACTGAAGCAACGGAAACGAGGTTGACAGGAAGTTCTGGAATAGTTCGGCCGCTGTTCCACCTGCTCTAAAACGACCTTGAGACGCCGCTGAGGCGTTAGTCCCTAGATTTGCGTTCCTGAGGGCTGCTTGAAAAATCGGGTTGTTCTGGAGGAAATCTAATTGTCCCTCAGAAGTTAGAATATCCTGTAAAGGATCGATTTGCCCCTCACCGAATTCGGCAAAAGGTTCTAAAAAGCCACGTGATGTGTCCCTAGCTTGAATAAGATCTCTTCGGCCTCCAGCGCGGCCTGCCTCAATAGCACGCTGCCCTATCTCGGCGCCTTCTCGTTGGGTAGCCGCTGCCGCTCCCGCTGCTTGTTCCTGGGAGCGTTGAGCGCTACGAGATGCACGGCTCGATCGACTTCCACTTAAAAGCGAGGAACCTATACCGATCGCCGCAGTTGCTAGTCCCATTTGCTAACCCCCATGATCCATTGGTTCATCAGTGCCCCGTCTATCTGGACGCCTTTTGTACAAATTCCCTCTACCTTGAAACCCATCTTTTCGGCGTATCTTTTGACATTTTCATACTTAAACGCAATTTCGGCAACCAACTTCTGAGCACTCGTATTCTCCCAGATCCACGCCATCATCTCGTGACCCAAAAGCAGAGAGGTATAACGGTATTCTGGCAGTATCTGTACATGGACCTCCATCTTAACACCGTTTATCGAGCGTAGCGCCACACAGCCCGCAGGAGAGCCGTTTACATAGGACACCAGGGCGATATCGGGTTTAAGGTCAAAGTCTTCTGGAGCGACGGAGAAGTCGTCTGTGATCGTCTCGTATATCTCGGGGTGCACGAAGATCTCATGCGCGTGTTCCTGGGAAAGGGCGAGACTGATCATGCGGTTACTCGGCCTACAACGATGGGCAGCCCAGTATCTTCACCAACACCTTCGCCAATCTTCTCAAAACCACCCGCCTTTGTTTTCTCTGCGATAGCACCCGGTAAGGCGTCAAATTCAGCAGCCAAGACGCCCTCAGAGATGAGTTTGTCTGTCAAAACCTGAACCATTGCGGACCCGTGACCTTGATTTTGTAAGTCTTTTCGAACAAGCAACTCGTAAACCTGAGCCAACTGCCCGCCGTGCGTCACCTCATAGAGAATGTATCCTATGGATTCACCGTTTAACTCACCTACTAGACCTTTCTCACCGTCTCTAGTCTGAAAGCGCTTGATCCATACCTTCACATCTTCGGGGTAAATCGGCCCTCTATTCGAATCCGGCCATTCGTCATACAAATCCGCTATGAACTGACACTCTGTTTTCGTGTTTTTAGGGTCCCTTAAGATCATTTTCCACCACCTGTCGAGGGAATACTGGTCGCACTGGAAGTGTCTCTTGCGATCCACGACACAGAAGTTTGGCGCTCCGAACCATCAGGGTAAGTAATGGTGATATCAGCCCTGACGTTATTGGTCCCATCATCCACCAAAACAAATGCCGTGCTGTAGCCTGTGTCAGCAGAATCGGAGACGGCGGTTACCGCTATCGTCCCTGACGCGCTCGTCAAAGTGCCTCGTAAAACCCTTGTGACCAATTGATCGTCATCGTCTTTGTTGACTAGTTCAATGCCTAGATCGCGGGTTGGGTCTCCTGCGGTGAATGTGCCTGTTCCGTCATCTATGCTCGTCCAATCATGAAAAACCGAAGGGTTCGATTTGATCACTGTTGCGGCATTATCTGCAGATGTTTGAGCGGTGGCGGTAGCCGTGGTATTCGTTGCTATCTGTGGAATCTTTTCCTCTTCGACCTGCTCTATCGTAAAACCTATCTGTCGTTGCATCTGCTCTAAAAACCGATGGAGCATCCGAAAGTATTCAGGGCTTCCTTCCTCCATCTTCGCAAGCATCGTCGTTTTAACAGTAGTCAATAGCCTGCTTCTCTTAGGTCGATCGAGGCTTTATACAGCGCCCACATAATCGGGTCGCTCATCCTCAGCCGAATAGCCAACTGCTTAAATTGCACTTGATTCGACCACTCTACATCGGTATTAAACTCACCTAAACGCCCGGTACTGATCCAGGTTTCTTTACCGTAGGTCTTTCCGCCGTCCGTGGATGCCTGGACCATGATTTGAGGATCATCACCTTGGCCTGTGCTCAATCCCACCCCCGTTTCTAGGGTCAGGTAGAGTTTGGACATTTCCAGATATCTCCGAGGGTCACCGAACGTTTCACCCGCAATTACAGCTAAAACTCGTTCTCGGATGATTGTATTTCCGTCGTCAGTGAACGTGTCGAAGTCGAGCTCTAGCACATCTCCACCTGACGCGGCGAGCCGTTTGCCAAAGTGATTTACATAAGACGTTACCGGCCATTTGTTGCCCCGGTCTTCTAGCTCGAACCACCACTTCGAGGGATCGTCACTTAACAGGTTAAGCTGCTCTGAGAACACCCAGGTCGCCTCATCGAACGCAAACACAACGAATCGCTGTGCATCAAAGGTGATCGTAAAGGCCTTGTAGGTGCTGAGGTTGTAGGTCTGGAAGAGTCTCGAGACAGCGGGAGGGGTGATAGGTTCAGCCTTAAAACCTGAGACCCGGTTGGCTACGCCGTCAAACGAGACAAAATACATAAAGTTTGGCGTGACGGTTGCCCCATAAGGACTTAAACAACCCACCCCTTCCACAATACCGCCGTCAATTCTCGCAAAGGGCGGGTTACCAGTCCCTGTATTGTCCCAGGGCTCAAGAGTTTTCGTTCCGAATAATTCCAGAATCTGATTGTAAGCGAACGGGAAAGTGAGTGGATCGGGGGCGCTTTCGGGTTCTGCGACGTTCAAAGCGTTAAACGTAGTGGAGCTAGGGTCGGAAGTGGAGAAAAGACCATCATCACCATCTAAAATGAACTGGCTGTTTAAGTAAGTCACCGCTCTTGGGTTGGTCGTAATGGCGGTTTCTAATGTGAGGGCAGTCCCGGTAAACGAATAAGGCGTGTTCCCGTTGGTGATCATCATCGTGGTGCCGTTGTCGGCAAACGTACAAAACCTTGTGTCCGCTATAGATCCCCTTGATGTCTGAACACCCGCCGAATCGATCTCAAATAAGGTCGTACCGGAAACCTTGTAGATTAAATCCTGAAAAACATGCATCCCTCGGTCTTCTCCGCCAGCCCCGGCAGAAAATGCCTTTCTCCCAGGCCATGGCATCAAGATAAATTCGCTCAACCCATCTTTGTTTCGCTCCGGGTAGAAATGAACCGTGCGTTGAGCGGAAACAGGGACAGATCGAGCTTCGTAAGAGGGTCCGGCTATGTTTAGCGGGACGTTTTCAAAACTCACGGAGTCGACCTGTCGGTTGCTTGGACAGGTCCGGGGCCATGGCGGCCTTTCACATCTTTCTTATTTGCCCCTCGAATGGCAGCATAAAATGCCTTTTGACGCTCAGCCGCCTTGATCTCTTCTCCTGAGAAGTCGTAAGCCCACCACAGGCACCCCTGCAAATAGATGTCTGGGTAGTTGGTTAACACCGTGTTTGTCGTGTCCGTGTCGCTTAGGGCCGTGGTGCGCTTGAAGTACAACATCTCCAGGTCATAGGCAGAGTCCGGCTGTATGTCGAATTCGATTTGAGAGGCGGCTGAAAAGTAGGTAGGCCGTGCCGAACCTGTTTGAATCACCAGAGCTCCGGGGGCTTTCTGGTAAACCTCTGACACGTTCGTGGTTGTGATATTCAACCGGCGCATCTTGAGGAATCTAACCGGGAGCTCGACAAACCGATTAGACGTGGAGGTGACCGCGGTAGCACGGGTCTCAAGTTCTCTGACCAGGAGCCCTTCGGATTCGTTACCGAATATCTGAGATTCACACATGTCAATCACATCATCGACCACCGAATCGATATTGGTGATACGCGTCCAAGTGAGGATAAGGGTTTTCAATTCTTGGTAAGTGGAAATCGCCATTAAACCTCTACCATTGCCATTCGAGTTGTCCCACCAATCACCCCATTTCTGTCAGCCATATTCAGCAGAGTATAGTCTAGTTTCTCTACGATCGAATTAGACCCAATCCCATTGGCAGGGCTGTAATAGTCATCAAAAACCACGAGCCCACCTGGATTCATCAATTGTTTCACGTGGAACCAGTCACTTTCGATCGTCTCAATAGAATGGCCACCATCGATAAACGCGAAGTCAAACTTTTTCTCACCCATTGCGACATACTCAGGAAGGGTTTCTCGAGTGTTCCCAGGAACCAGGGTATGCTTAATCCCCGCTTCTTTAAGTCGACCCGATACCAATTCCATAGAGTGATGGTCTTTAGCGTTGCCCTCTTGTAGGTCGGTGATGTATGTAGCCTCTTCGAAGAGATCAAACCCCACATATTCGGCCCCTTGCCGACAAAACGCTAATGCACTGTTACCCGCGTGCGTGCCTATCTCGAGCACTGAGGATGGATTTCTCTTTTTCACCAAATCATAGAGTTCATGGTATCGATTCTTAAAGTTGTGCTTCCACACCCCCTTGGCGTGGTGACATCCCGGGAAAGCGGTATCAAACACGTTTCCGGTGCCGCTGGTGAGACTTATAGCCGGGAGGTCGGTGAGTTCACGTATGGCGTCTAAAACGGCGCAGTCGTGCCAGTGAGGCAGGGTAAACACGAGTCCATTATCGTAGAAGTCCTGATAGATCTTCCAAAAACTCTTGGAAGCCGGGTGATCTAGGTTAAAACCGACAAAACTCGTACACGTATGGGGTTGTTCTCGGCCCAAATAGAGCAAAAAGGTGTCTTTTTCAGGGAATTGGAGCGGTTGATTAAACTCGATATCGGCGTCTAACCAGTAAAGCCAGCCCGTTTCACCTTCAGAAGCGGAAATTTGAGCGTAAACCTTCCTGCAAAATCGGCCGGCGTTGTACTGATACAGTCTTTCTCCGTCCTGCTGGACCCCGTGCATGATGGGAAACTTACATTTTCGTAGGAAATCCACGCACCCGGGAACCAGATACAGCTCTTTCAAGGTAATCAAGGGGTGTTCGAAGTCGCAGGGATCTTCAATGTAAACATCAATGGGAATATCGTGATGTTCGACGTATGTTTCTAAAAAGCGTTTGCCGTATTTCTCATAGCCTTCGGCACTGAACGAGGTGACGCACTTCATCTACCCATAATACTCTATTTTATCCTTATGATGCCCGACTCCTGTGTTCTGGCAGAAATTCCGAAGAAACCCTGTACTTGAGCACTATGGGCGATCAATCCGCTAAAATCATCATCGAGTTTGACGGCGAAACGTTCGCCTTGGGTGATGTAAATCGGCTGTCCGGCGTCTGCAAAACTCCAGCGTATCCTTAAGAATTGATCAGCCGACGGGGAGCCGGCACCATACTCTAAATGGGTCGCATCATAGGCTTGGCCTGCCCAATCTCCGTTACTCTTGATCGGTTGCCCATCGGTCAAATCAACAATGATATTGTCGTTAAGATCGATGGTGGCAACGGTGATACCGTTCGTGAGTTCCGGTTGGTCGCCGTATCTGTCCCCCGCCATCATACCGCTCGATCGTATTTGAATAAGCAGTTGATGGATAGCAAAGAAGCCTTGATCAGGCGGATCGACTTGGTAAAACTCTTCTGTCGTGGAATGGTCTCTCGCAAGATCTAAGACACCGCTCCCGTCCCCTACTACGTCTAAAAATCGATAGACGTACCTCCCTTCCCCCGCCATATTCCTCTCCAGTTATAGGCAATCGAGAGCGGTAATTTAATCTGTCAGGGGTGGAAATGCATCAGGCAAGTTTTCTCACTATCACGTAGAAACCGCCTTGAATTTCATGAGAAAGGGTGAAGATCTCGAATCGATCCATGATCTTAGGCAGCCACCAGCGATAATCCTCTTGAATGAGGTGCGCGTTGCGGCCATCAGGGAGTGTTTTAGCGGCTTGCCCGGTATGTACTGAGAAGACACCTATCCTCTGTGTGAGGCGTTGCAGGTCGTCTAGGACGCTATCTAAGCACTCTGGTTCGATATGTTCTAAAACATCGATGCAGCACACCATCTCGGTAGGCTGGCGTTGATCAAGATATACAGGGTCGTACTGGCGAACTAACAGCTTTCTACCTTCAAGAAGACCGGCTAACTTGCCCTTGCCACATCCGTAGTCCAGTACCTCGGTGATGTCTAGTTGATCGATTAGCTTAAGGATCAGCGGCCAGTAGTGAACGCTCGCCGTCCCGTAGTCCGGGTTTTCGTGTAGTTGGCGCTGTTGATTGAGGTACTCAGCGCTTATGAGCATAGACGCTTTAGAACAGGATCAGCGTGTACTGACTGCCCCATGATCTCTATCCAGGATACGCTGTGTAACATGGCTGCCTTTTCTTCAAACCACAAATCAGCGTAGTCGCAGTCTCGGCACTCTTTGTATTCCGGTATGCCTTGGGTGTAGTGGATTACATGAGGGAGTCTGCTCGACTCTCCGAAAGGTTCATCATACCCGACCAGAAAGTTAGCGGTTGGATGAAGTTCATATATCGGGCCTGCCCATTCGAGTGTTTGGGGGGCATCGTTTTCGATATATTCTGGGGTTAATGTCCGGCATCGCTTGTTGTTAAACACCATCATTGAGGTATCTTCATAAGCGGCGGACGGGTGACGAACGAGCGCAACGTTATACTCATCTTCAACAGCCAACGCCGCCACATCTGCGGTAAGCAGCATGTCGGAATCCATGAATATGCCCGTCCCCTCATAGTCACATAGCCATGGCACTAGGTAGCGCGCGAAGGTGAAGTCTGTGAGGCCCTTACGAGTGATAGGGAGGGTGTCTAGGATAAGTGGGGTGATTGATACGGGTACGCTTGCGTGGCGTAGAATCGAATGAGAGAGCACTGAAAAAGCTATTGGCTGGCGGCTATCGAAACCGATGAAGACCCTCGTGACCATTTAGCCTCCAATTTCTGCTTGACCTCAGTGATCACATTTTCCCATGTATCTACTTGTCTAACAAGTTCAACCGAGTTGTGCCAGGGAATATCACCGTCTAAGTGGAATCTGTAAGAAGGATATTTAGGCGTCAGACACCAGCACTCTACTCCGAGAGCACCAGCAGCGTGTACCGCCGTGGTGGTGACACAAATAACTAGATCTAACTCAGCGATCAACGCCATGGTCTCATCGTAATCAACGCCCTTATTCACAGCTCGGCCGAAGTGTCTGATCGGATAGCCTTTCAGGTCTGGTTCGTCGTACTCGAGGGAGATGAACGTGTGCGGCAGGTCAAACAGGGGTGCGAAGAGATCTAAATCAAATGAGCGGGCGTGTCGCTCGGTGTTTAAAATGCCGCCTTGCCACGCTATTCCTATTCTCTTCCCGTTAGGCTGATTACGCCTCATGACTGGATTGTTCGAACCGTGAGGCAGCGAATCAAATAGAGCCCGCCATTGAATACACCGCTCTGGGTCAGCTTTTAGATAGGGTGTGCCCGGAAACTCTTCCTCTGAATTGCGAAAGAACCGGGGCAGGTCGCCCATGGCCGCTTGATAGTCAATTTTGTGGTCGTTTATCAAGGGCGTCTGGCCTTTAAACCGCGTTCCATAGACTTCACAGCTCGGGAAAGAACGTTGAAATAGACCGACTAATCGAGGGTCACAGTCGATAACCACCTTATTTGTCTTCACCAAATCAGGGATACACGAGGTGAATAGGATCTCATCGCCTATCCCTTGCTCCCCATAAACAACGATCGTGCCTTTCTCACCATTCCAATCAGGTACACCGTACTCTCTACGCAGGCGAGAAACCCCTAGAGAACTGGCGTATTCGGCCCAGCCTTCTTTCCATCGTCGCAGCATGAGTAACGCCGTGGCCTTATTGACATTGGCACCGATGTAGTCGGGCTTAACCTCCAAGCACTTCTCGGCGTACTTTAGGCACAGATCTGGTCTGCCTTTACGTAAAAGCATCAGGCCCTTATTGTTCAGGGAGTGGTAATAGTCGGGTTTAATACGAAGCGCGTTCTCGTAGTAGTTTAGGGCCGCTTTAGGGTCAGTGTGCTCAACACTTAGCCCCAGAGAGTTCTGTATCTCTGCCTTATGGGGGCTCATCTCATTACATCTTCGATACAGAGCGTGAGCTAGTCCCGTTCTACCAGCACCCATCAGGACGCGAGCGGCGATGTACATGGCCTCAGGGTGGTCTCTGTCCTCGTTTAAGACATCGGAACAGAGCGTTAGGGCGTGGTCTGGGTCTGTGTCTTCGAGGTTGGTTGCCTGTTCTAGGCGTTCATCCATGCCACCACCGTTTAGGCTTTGCATGCGGTAGATACATTACTTGGTTGTGCTTTTTCTTTACGTCCAAATAAGGTTGGCTAGACGGATAGTATTCTGGGTATTTATTGCACTCTACTATCAGATCCGGGAGTGTGTCTCCCTGAACGATGATGTAGCTAGGCTTGCTCATCTTGCTCCGTCAATAGACCTCTCAGACGCTCTATTTCTGCATCCCGAGGGTCTTCTGCTTCCGGCTCATCCTCCACTTCCTCCTCGTCGACGGTCACGACGGGGCTCGCGTCGACCTTACCCGGGACTATTTCAGCCTGAATTCCTTTCACTTCTTTCCACAAGTCAGTGAAATCGAAATCACCACGCAGATACTTAGCCGCCCAGCCGGAATAACTGTCACAGGGAATCATCGTTTCAGCTACTTTCTCTCGATCTATCATATGAATTTCCCGTTGGCTACCTTGAGCAGCTTAAAGTCTCGTTCGTGAATCTTCTTGACTAGCCAGTTTATGCCCTCTCGCGAGAAAGGATCAAGACCGGTTTTTAAAGCACACTCCTGGATGAAGTTCTGTGGGATAGTGCCGAGGTGCATCCAACCCTTCTTAATCCCTTGCTTCGTGGTGTCTTCGTTATCAGAGATCAGGCGTTTGTTGTGCTCAATGATCGCGTCACAGTTCTGACGCTCAATGACCGTGGATATCTTGGTCTCGTGGTCGTAGTCCACATAGGTAGCTATCCCGGTCTCAGGGACGTAATCAAGGAACCTCAAGCGTGCTTCAACGGCGCAGGGTTTTTAGAGGCCGGTTTGGTCGTCGGTGGCAACCGTGATGCAGGCTTCAGATTGGGTGGCAGCTTAGAGGCTTTCTTCATCCTCGGCGGCATGCTCTCAGCGTGAGATGTATCAATAGCCATGGTGTCTCCTTAAACGGGGCCTTTGGTAACCAACCGCAGGCCCCTATCGTTTACGTCAGGTTACGACGTAGTTAGATCAGTGACTTTACCAGAGGCCACCTCGTTTTCTACCTCAAGTGTGTACTCAGCGATCAACATCGACCGCTCAGCGTCACCCGTCCGTGACAGTGGCGTCATCTGGATGTTCCGCAGATAGGAAACCGCCAGGAAGTCATAGTCTAAGGTGAAAGCCGTTTCCTCGCGTTGGAACCGATTAGGCACCAAAGCCAGTTGGCCGAAGTCAGAGATGTACAGATCCGCCGCACCGACGATCTGAACTCTCGCGTCTCCAGTGTCTCGTCGGGCAGCAGCGTTACCAGCAAAGCCGGAAGCCGTCTGCTTGTTGAACGAGTTCACCATCACCATCGTTGGGTCACCGCCGTTATCGAAGCACAGCTTAATGGTGGCCTTCAGGGAGGTTTCGGTGAATGCGCCTAGTACCGTGGAGTCGGTCGGAGAGACCGTATCACCAGAAGCAAAACCAGGTGTGGTCTGGGCAGTACCCGTACCTACCGAGGTCTTGTTGGTTGCAAGCCAGGACTCAAGACCGGCAAGAGAGCGTCCTACCGTGGCTGAACCTGCAGAACTTGCGGCGTTTTGGGTCAGGGTGAACTCCATATCTCGAGTGAGCTCACGACCTGCCTTGATGACCTGATAGGCCGATTCTTCGGCACGGCCAGCGGAGTCGACCGCATTCTGTGTACCTGACACGCTGATGACTGCTCGCGCAATCTGTAAGCGGTTAGAAACACGCACCGTAGGAACAAGCGCATCAGCCGTTGCGATGTTACCTTCAATCTCTTTGTTGTTCCCAGCAGCGGCGAGGACGTCTGTTTGCCATTCGTGGGTAACCGCTGTGGATCGGGTTGTCTTGGCGTTGGACATGAAGGGACGATCGGTCGGTGATACGTCGTGGATCATGTCAGATAGATCTTCACGGTTACCAATGGCGGTAAACGTCAGAAAGGTGTTCGCTTCAATAGCCATGGCTATCCTCCAGCAAAGCCCGTCAGGTCGGCGGCGTTAACAGTGCCGCTACTGCATCCTGTGGCCTACCTGTCTCCCGTGCTCGATCGGAGGTCTCTTTGCGTTTCGCTGAGATGCCATCCTGTTTCGATGTTACGGTGCCAGGTTGAACCGTTTTGGGCGTATCCGTTACCTGTTTATCTTCCGGCTTTGCGGAGTCGACGCGCTGCTGTTTTGCTTGCAATTCATCGTATAGAGCGGCCTTCCTGGATATGACGATCAAGCGGTGATCGTTGTACTTATCCTTAAGGTCTTCGTTCGTGAACCCCATCTTGGCCCACATCTCAGAACACATCTGCATTTCGCTAACCATCTTCTCCTGGTCAATCCATTCTGGGATTGCAGGTAAAAGTAGGTCCGTCTCCCTGGCTATGGTCTCCGCTGCATCTTCCTCAATCTGAGCAGTTCGCTTTGCCTTGAGCTCGGTCAGTTGTGCCTGTTTTTTGTCTACTCGCTCTTTTTTCTCTTCAAAAGCCGTCCGGTCGTATTCTTTCAACTCAAGGTTTTCAGTTGAACCAAGATCTTCTCGGTCCAGTTGAGCAACAGCCTCTGCTTGTTCCAGTAACGCCTGGAATGCAACTGTGTTTTCCTCAACTACCCTTCGTTGCTCGGCTAGAGCCATGGTCTTTTGCGTGTAGTCCGCCTGCATCAGGTTTCCGTTACGCAAGTCTTTCAGCTCCAAAGCCGATATCGATACGGTTTCAGGTTCGGGTTGCCCTTCGGGTTCCTCTGCTGTCTCCGGTGTGTCGCCCTCAACTACAGGCTCCACGCTTTCAGGAATTTCTTCCTGCTTCTCTTCTTCAGTCTTCTCCCCGTCATTTGGCTCTGCTTCGAGCTCGGCGGGTACGATCATCTTCTGGACCATTTCGTCTATGGTGCCCGGTGCCGGGTTAGCCATCTTGGTCTTCCTTTGCTAATTCTATAGGACGCAACACTGTTCGTGTAGCGGTTTCTTTCTCTTCCGCCTGAAGGCCGGCAGCGATACGGATATGCTTCTCTATGCTGCCTTTGACTGATTCTAGGGCTCTGAGCATGAAGTAGCCGGACTCGCGCTTATCTGCCTCATCGAAGGTGCTGGTGGATATGCCGTGGATGATGTTCAGGCGTACAGCCTCGAAAGCATCCGCAAGCATAGAGTCGTTTAATAGCTGTTGGGCGCGTACACCGTCTTTTAGTTGTTGTTCACTCATAACTTTGCGCGCGAGCGATGCGGTAAGCAATCTCCACCAACAACGGGTCGTATGGGCTAAATAGCGGTTGGTTCCTGGCCTTGCTGATCAGGCGGCTATCGCCGCCCATTGACTCAAGCCGATCTAATAAGCTGTGCATTCCAGTACCGCCGTCATAACGCTTTTGGGCGCGCATCCCGAAGTAATAACCGATTGTCCAAGCAACACACAACGCAAAACCAATCAGCGCGCCTATTTCAATTTCATTCATTAACTTTATACACCGTGTCAACGCCAAGTAGGGTTTTGTTTGCCTTCCTGCCTAACATGATGGGCTCACGGATGAATTCGGGCTCATCTTCCGGAAACGTAATTTCTACATCCACTTCACGTGCCTCCGCCGTCAGTCCCAAGCGCGTTATAGCCTCTTCAGCGTACGCTTTGCTGCGTGTGAACAGGTCAGCCACTATCATTCGCGTGGTCCCTGGTGCAACGATAACGAAGTAGGTCACACCGCACTACCCGGAACATTCTCTTCATGCACCAACTCTAACCCGGTGCGGTCTGTCTCTAAATCAGTCGCATCCTTGGTAAGATCCTTTTCAAGGGTTGCGTTGAACTGCCGTGAGTCTTCCATCATCTTCATGATGAACTTGCGCATGTCGTTGAGCTCTTTGCTATCGTCGCGTGCGATCGATGCTTGTGCCTTGATGATCTCAGCCTCAGCCAGCGGATTAGCCTGTTGCTGCATGACTTCGAGCATCTGTTTCAATTGCTGGTTCTCAGCCAACAGGAGCTGTTCGTCATCATCCGGGTCGTTGTAATACTCAGACGTATCTTTAAGCCCTACCTCAGTGATGATCCGCTCGAGCGTGTTGTAGCGTTTGGCGTCGTCGGTGAGTAGAGAGCCTTGAGAGATGAGTTCACCCTGATTCTGTAGGACAAATGACAGGTTAGCGATCTTCTCGTTTCTGTCTCCTGAACCTGACCCTAATCCTACATCTACAAAAACATCCAAGTTCTCTCGCCAGGCCGTGGGGTCTACCTCCATCGGCTTGCCCGTCACCTTGATCTGCATGGTGGTGTCTTGGTGTTTGGTCAGTAACGCCGCGGTTAGCCGGAAGATCTGTCGGACCCCCGTAGAAGCAAACAGCCTGCCGATAAGTTCAATACGCTGCATAGAGTCGTCACGCATGCCCTTAAAGCCGGTGGCCGTCTTATTCAAAGAGTCAGCGTCTACACCTTGGTTGTGTCTGTTCACCCCGGTACGCGTCTCCAGCGCGCCGTCCATGACCTCGATAGCACCGAGTATCCCGTCTATTTGGGGTTCGGTGATCAGCGGAAAGATTGCCTCTTGGACAGGCGCTTGACCTTCAACCCCAATTCCACCGCCGGGACGTGCGGTAAATAGATCATCTAGATCCACACGTTCGTTGTAGACCATGCGGTTCCAGTTGGTGTTGTAGATATTGTCTAGTCCGTTCCTGACGAGGACAGATTTAACCAACTGGAAGTCTGCCGCCTGCTCGGCCGGACACGTGCCGATCGCCACATGAGGCATAGGGGTAGGAACTACTACCGCAAAGGGATGTTCGTCCCAGCGTTCTTTCTGCAAGACCTCGTGACCAGCAACGAAGATCTGCCAACGTTCGGCAATACCATCCTCATCGATATCCAGTTTAGGGTAGTACTCGCCCAGGGTGATGATATCGTTAGCCTTTGAGGTGGTGGGGTTATTGTCGCCGGTTCCGTGCGTATTCTTTTGTCTGGCGAACCTCGACTCACTACTCCTTAGGGTGCGGCTATCTTTAGGCAGTGCGTTAACGGTGTCTTCATCGAAGCCCATCTCAATGAGGTCTGACCGGGTAGTGTGTTCTGATCGATGTCCTATGAATCTAGGATCATCAAAGTCTCGAGCGTTACGGTTGATTAGGAACTCTTCACCCGGAATGCCTAGGTAATCTACTTTACCTTTCTTTTTGGTGCGCTTGACCGTGGCCTTGTAGCTTGGGCCTTGGATAGTTTCAGATACTTCGAACTCCTCGATATCTGTCTCTGAATCAGCTTTAAGTTTGTCGAATTCGTCTTGTGAAAGACCTTCGTACTTCTCTTCGGTGACCACGTTCTCAGTCACCCAGGCTACTTTGACCACACCTAGGAACTGGAGTAGCGCATCTTTAAACATGTTGTAGAGAATGAGTGTGCCGTCGTTCTGGCGCATGAACACGTAGTTAGAAAGCTCAGTCTTCTGATTGGCTTCATCATCATTGTCAGGTAGGTCAGACTCGAAGCGGCCCATCAGTCGGCCTTGGGTGAACATCCTGACGAGACCAGGTAGCATCCATTCGACTGTGTTGGCTACATCCGGAGAGACATAACGAGACCTGCCTTTAACCTCATCACCAAAAGGCTCAGTGTTGTAGTAGTCGAGCAGGATCTTTCGTTTACGTGATATCTCATCGCGGTAGCCAATAGCTAGATCAGCCTCGGCCTCTACCATTGTGATGATTTGGCCGTCCTCAAGCATTCAGAGAAGTTCTCGGGACGATGTTCGGGGCTTCGCGGATTCAGGCATGTCAATCAACCTTGTTTCAACCGATTGCTTATCCCACCATTGACGATCATCCCGAACTGGCCCGAACTCTCGGCAATGTTTGTGATGCAAAGCGCCTTCTGGCATGTCACAGCAAGCCATAAAGGCTCTCTGCCTGCCATGCCGGTTGAGCCCGTGCCTGTAAAATTCAATGATCATGCATTGAACGCCACTACCAGGGAGGGGACGATAGCGTCTACGTTGGTCTGAATCTGGGCGTCTGTTGCGCCTTGGATGTTGGCGATCGTGGCCGCGTTGTTGACTGCGAGCACACCTCTGAGTGCTTTGAGCCCTTCGCCCCTGGGATTGTCGAATGCTTCGGCTGCCCAGCTTTGTTCGCCAGCAGTAGGTGAACCAGCGATTAGGGCCTCAGCAGCAATGATGGTGGCGACTGTTACCCGCTGTCTGAGCGTGTCGTCGCTGATGATTGCGTATAGGTCTACGTAGTCAGCCACGGTGTTCCCTCGGTGCGCTGAATGCAGTGAACATCATAGGGCCGCCGCCCATATCTAAAGACGTGGCCATCGTATAATCAGGCTCTGGGATCTCAGCGATGAGTTGTGCGTTGTCGATAGCCTCGGCCTTTGACAGAGCCTTGACCGCTACCACAGCAGCACCGACTGTTGCGCTACCTCTTAGAAAGTTACGTCTGTTCATGCCATGGTTCCTAACTCAGGCCAGTGGTTGCGCGTTCGCTTGCTCTTGGGCGGCATATTAGCAAAACACATGACCAATGCATCTGCTTTATTAGGGCTGGGCATCTGGCGGCGCTTCATGTCGTCTTTGGATTCAACCTGAATGTATGTGTTGGCAAATTGCCCACGCTTCCTTTGCACACGACATAGCTCCGATTTGAGATCAGCCATGCCCTTAATTTCCGTCGAAATCGATATAAGCTCATCGGGGTCGATGTACTCCCCGTTGACGGCTCGATAAGTCTTCTCAAATCTATCCCGCAGATACCACCACCACTGGGCTCTGAGGTTTCTAAAGGTCTGCTTGTTCGATCTGTCATCGTTGTAAACCTCGTCTGGATTCCGGGGAGTCTCACCGCCTATGAAGTTGGTGACGACTATCTCACGGCCTGCTATGCGGTCCTTAAGGCCGACTTTAATCGCTGCTCCAACGCCGATACCGTCATAGACGATGTATTGTAATCTTTGCTCAAACGACGTCGTAAAAGCCTTATCAATTGCCGTTTCGATGTCCCCGCCAGACCATGCCTCGATCGCTGTGACAACGCTCCCGTGCCTGATTGCATAGGCTTTGTCGTCATTTCCTGTATCAGCGGGGTCAAACCCCATACCCGTGATGCCGCGCGGGTCAAAGCCGAGTTTGATACGTGAGTCTTTAGCTGCCTCGAACCACTCCGGCTGGATGATCGAGTCTTCATAATCGGTATTACACTCACCTTCCCATATGTGGAGATACTTATTGTAGTTTGTTTTCTTGCATTCCTCCATCTCTTGAACGAGTGGAGAGTCCCAGAACCAGGGGTTTTCGTTGTAGTTGATCTTCCGTAAGTAAGTATCGTGTGGTGTGTTAACGACGAAGCGTTGATAGGTTGGGTCCAGCTCATCTTCAGGGTTGAAGCTCACCCATATCTCTGAGCCCTGCTTACGTATCGTCGGGATAAGCACATCCCAACTGCGTTCAGATACGTTCTGCGCTTCCTCAACCCAGACTCTATCAGCACCTTCGAATGACTTGAGGTTGTTGATGTTGTTCTTAAGGCCTTTAAACACCATCTCTGTCCCGTTAAGGCCTTTGATGATGTTGGCTTGGACAGTATAGAAGCTCTCCATGTTGAGGCGTTGTATCTGCTCACTGAGAAGCCGATGTACGCTGTCTTCAATGGAGGTCTGATACTCCCTAGCACATATCGTGAGCTCAGGCTTTACCGCACCTTGGACGAGTATTGCCCGAGCGAACTCCCATGACTTAGTCGCGCCGCGCCCACCATAGAATACCTTGTGTCTGTAAGGATCGTAGAGCGGCTCGAAGGGCTCAGCTATCTGTACTCTTAGCTGCTGTGACTCGCTCAAGAGATACACCTTTGAAGGCTATTGGGTTATCGGGATCGCCAGTAAACTCAGTGCTTCTGAGGTCAGGCAGATACTTGGCAATCAGTTTGATGTTGATATCAGCAGCGGCTTTGAACTTCTTTAAATCGAAGTCTACTGACTCTGAAAGTAACGCGACTTGGGTTGAAACAGCCAGCCCCTCTATGTCTTCCATCTTTTTGGCAATGTGATCTGCATCACGTACCGTCAGTTGCTCCATTTTCTTAGCAAGCTCAACGACATGCTCGACTAGCTTCTGATTGGATAACTGCTCACGTAAAGCCTCTTGCCTAATGGCTCGATTCTCTTGTGCTCTGGTCTTAGCCATGGATGTTTACGCAACGCCGTATAATGATTTGTCATTGGCGGTACCCAACACCACAGGCAGTTCATCGCCCTCAATCTCGATGATTTCGAACTTAACGTGATCAGGCACGAGCACAATGCCACCATGTTTTGTTTCATGCAGGTTTTTTGCAAATTCAAATGCCTCATCGTAGTCGAGAGGGGTGCCTTCAGGATATCGAATAACAATGACCTGCATTACCGTCGGCCCCGGCGCGTTCCACGTTTAGGCGCTACTTTGCGAACAGGTCGCCGTTTAACCTGGCGTCTGCCGGTTGATGGTCCGCCTGGACGTGGTTTTAAAGGCATTACTTAAACCATTCTTTGATGGTGCGCCATGATTCACGGAATGGATGGGCTTTTACGTCTGCGAGTTCACCCCTGAGCCGGACAGCTATTGCTCTCAATGCGTCAATCTCCTCCTTCATCACATCGAATGGCATCACAAGCAATTCCTGAACTTCTTTGCTGTAGGCAATATAGGTGGAGACAGTCTGTCCGTTTGTTCTCTTGGATAGAGTGTGGACAGGCACAACCCTTGTTTCGACAGTATCTTCAAGTAACAGTCCGTCGTCTGGGCTTATTGGTGCGAATTTAGGACTGAAACAGTGATATTGCACTTCGTCTCGATTAACTCGCGGAACTTCGTTGATCACCAAATCGCTTATGAAATTGACTAACTGCATCTACTTCAGCTTCTCATGGAGGTAATGACTGTCTTGATTGAACTTCACCAGTCCATTGTTTTTTATCGCACAGAGCCTAGCTCTAGGTCGACTAGCCCATGCGGAATGTATGACTTGACCAGCACAGATTGGGTCTGGTTTGCCTGGTTGCCGAAGGTGTGGAGGGATAACATACACCTCGTATGGCAGATCCAGCACGTTCACTTCAGCTTCTTACCGATAACCTGGGTGGTGGATCGATCGGGTGAGTGCATGAGCGGATCTTTTAGGTGGGCTTCTTTCTTTTTGCCCGGGCTAGACATCATCCGTTTCATGATCGCGTCGTTTCTACCGTTTGCTTGAGCCATAAAGCCTCCTTTTCAGGCATTGTATCATGGGTCATCGGTCCAAGTTGTCGATTCATTAGGCTGGTCAGTCCAGGTCGTTGATTCGTTGCTCTGGTCAGACCATATCGTGCTTGTATCGCCTTGATCGGTCCAATCCTCCAGCGTTGTGACATCCCAGGTATCCTCAACCCCACCGATAACAACGTTAATCGAATGGATCTCGTTCTGGAGCACCGCTGAAGTCAGCCTAAGCTGCAGCGTATCCCCGTTTTCTATGGTGGTCGTAACCAGATCAGCAAAAGCAGCGCCGTTGATGGAAAATTGACCGGATAGATGACCTGTCTCGAGGAAGTTTACCGGCGCAGTTGAGTTAATCCCTGAGATCGTAATGGTGTTTGAGGTTATTAACGCGCCTAGTTCCTGGCTTGTTACGTCGGTAAAGGTGAATTGATCTGGAGCGGTATCGGTTAAAGAGGGTGTCCGGGTCAGGTAATACGGGTAATGCCTTTGAAAAAACAGATGTTCTGGGCGAACCTTGGCGCGTGTTGCAGGCAATGGCGGTCTGCGGTAAGCCGGTGGTGCAACAATGCTTGCCGGCGGCGTGACCGTCGTTGTTACCCTCGATCGGTTGTAAAACACAATGCGCGGCTCCATGGCTTCTCTGTGTTGTACTGGCCTACGAAGTATCGGAGGGGCAACGGTGACAACTGGGGCAACAACACCGCCTACAACGAGTCGTCGCTGATAGTAAACGTGTGGGGTAACTGCTTCTAAACGCGGCTGAAGCACTCGGCGTCGAAACTGTGGTAACGCAACCGCACCGCCAGCAGTAGGCCATACCCTGCGCCGTTGGAAGAAGGTATACGGCGTGCGGCGTCTAAATACGCCGGTCATTTAAGCTACTTTTTGGGGACGTTGGTGCGTATACGAAACATACCGGGTGGGGCCGGGACTGCACGTCTTTGCAGATCGGCTAACTGCGCTTTCTGTTGCTCCCGTCTTTTTTCTTGATCACTCATTTGGCAGCCTTAGCAGCAATTTTTGCGGCAACCTTTTCTTGGTGCTCTTTGGACTGCAGTTTGGCTGCAAGTGCGGTCGCGTGGGGATCGTGGGGGGTGCCGTCTTCATTGAAAGAAGGAACATATTCTTTTTTGGCGATTACATCCTCAATCAGCGTGATTTCTTCCGCCAGTACTTCGGCAAAACGTTGCCCTACGTATCTCGCCATTCGTTGTTTGGTAGCAGCAACCCGGTTTTCTAGTTCATCCTTTCGAAAAGACTGTACTTTATTCCTGTTCACGAGTGAGATTCCTCAAGTATACAGTTCCAGACATGGTAATCGAGTCAGCGGGTGTGGTGTTCAGGTTAAAGACCATCACATCACCGATAACGGCATTTGGCTGCAGTAACGGGGGGGGTAACCAGATAAACGGCCCCTGGACGATGTTCCAGACCTCAGAATGATAGGTGGCCGCACCCGTAACCAGTTCGGTTGTTTCGTTAACAGCAACGTCAGCGTTTTGTGTGGCATCCCCAGTATCCGCCTGAGAGGTCGCTAGATCGTCTGTTACCGCGTCTGTTACCCGTCTGATGAGGATAGACAACCCTTCTGCGGCAGCATCCCCAACGTCACTGGATTGGCTCAGATAGAGTGCGTGAAAGACAGCGGGAACCGTTAGGGCCTCGACTTGGAATAGATCTTGCTGCGCGGTAACCGCAACCTCTGTGAACTGTACTGAATATATTCGCCCCAATTTTAAATCCCTCAATGAAAAGGCGGAAAGTCAGTCTAACACTATCTCACCAGCATGTGTCTAATCGGCTTGCGCTGCAGCGGGGGGATGATTGATCCTGCCGTAGCGGGTGCCGCTGCAGAAGGGAACGGTATTATTTGACCAGATGGGTGAAAGACCGAAGGATGAGCGGCGTTTACCGCGCCTGAAAATGTCGTTGCAATCCCACCTACGATATCGCCAGGTGTGCCTGTATTTATCAGTGAGTCATACAGAATCCTACCTGTAGGGTATAACTCTGGGCTAAAGCCGCTCGAAATGGCTACAGCGACTGCCGGGTCCAGTTCTATACCCCATATCGCAAATTCCGAATAGTCACCATCTATGCCGGGGTTCCCTGAGTTAATTTCTTGACAGAGAGATGTATTGACCCCCGTGTCGCTGGTAATTGATGTGACAGCACCTTCATCAAGCCATCCAGTCATCCCGGCAGCAACGCCGTTGACGTATATATTTACGTCGTTGTCGATAAAGGTAAAAACAAACCTGTGTAACCCCGTCGTCAAATTAGCGTCTGTAGTCTGCTCTCCGTATCGTGGAGATCCGCCGTCATGAGAGACAAGAAACCCTATCTCATCGGCAGAACGCATCGCTACTAGAAAGACATTGTTGCCAGCAGCCCCGCCCCACTTCATCACAAGCCTTTCAGCGTCTGCCAACGCAGTTATATTTACCGTTACCGCAATAGACATTGTGGCTAACCCGCCGACCAATGCCGACGTTCCGTAATGGGCGTGGTCAAGTCCGCCGTTGGATAGATTGACCGCCATTAGGTTTCAGTTACTAATATTTCTAACAATTGTAAATCGTCAGTATTGGTTGCGGCTGACACATCACGGGTCGCACGAATGACTATTCTATCGGCCGCCACCGCATCGCCGAAATTAGTCTTAGCCAGCGTGCCGGTTGTTGAGTAGTTGACTTTGTTAATTGGCGTGGTCGCGGGTGTGTCCTGAACTGCAACGGCGGTCTGCGTATCAATACCCAAATCACCAGTCAAGATGTCTAAATCGTCGATATGCAGCACGCGAAACTCTATCTCAACTATATCAACGTCTGTGCCGTCGACAGCGTACTTGTACGAGAACGTAAAGCCTGTCGTATCTGAGTAGTGGCTAGGAATAGTTAGAAACCAGTCCATGTGCTCGTCGGCAGAACCGTCGAAATCCAACACGGGTATAATTAATGTTGGGGTTGACGCGTCCGCTATCGTGTCCAACGTGGCAAAGCTAGCTGATGGAGGAGATGAGCCTAGCGGTCCTAGTACGAATAAAGTGTCACCACTGGCCATTACAGATTGCCCCGCACGTTAGCGCGGTACTGAATCGCCGTAATCTGTGACGCGCCTCTAGCCGCTCTCTCGGCGTTGAATAGGTCAAGGTTGGTTTTGGCGATAGCCCTTATCAAATCGTCGGTGCGCACTTCATCGGACAAACCATCCAGCCTTGCTGACTCAATCGCTGCATCAATCGCATCTCGTGCGGGCTGGTCAGCCAATGAAACAACGTCACCGGTTATCAGCCAATACCGGACAGGCTGGCCAGATACTGCACTGTAGTCCGGCTCAAAAATATAGTTAACCTCTGGCTCAGGCAGACTGGCAGATGAAACAGAGTTCAACTGTTGCTTGGTTGTTCGGTGGAGCCATCTAGGCACTAATTCACCTCAAAAATAACAATGGGTCCGGGCCTGTCCGAGATCACCGCGAAAGCCCTTGTATTGGAAGCTACAGATTCTTCCCCGTTCGTGTCTACAGCCGTCATATAACACTCATAATCGCCAGAGGGGAACATCCCAACGGGTGCCTGGAAGCTATTGTCTGTGTTAGAAATCGTCTGTGTGGGCACTGCAGGACCGACAGGACAGTACAAACGGTATTCTGATAGGTCGCTTAGGGGGTCTAGCGGAGCGCCAGATACGAAAGATGTGGGGCCGGTCCATTGGAACAGTGGC